ATGAAATATTCTCTTAAAGTTCTTCAGCGCGCAGCTGAAATCCAAACTAAAAAATCTTCTGATTATCAGAATCCAAACTCACGAATCAAACAAGCTGACTATTATGTTCGTGGTTGTTCTACTATTCTCGATACGATTCATGCTAAAGTTCTTCGTATGCAGTCTGTATGTGAAGCAATGGAAAATGATCCGAACTATAATCAAAACTTTGAATCACTCGAAGATTCCTGTCTAGATCTAATTAACTATGCATCGTTCTTTGCATCGTATATGAATGGTGAAATGGAAGGTCAAGATCCTTCTCGTGATATGTTTAATCGTCCAAAGAAAGAGGTAGTCTATGAAACTGTCGATTGATGATATTGGCGGAGAAATTGCCAAACAAGATGAGCGTTATACTGTAAAAGATAATACTCATTTGAATAACCTTGTAGTAAGTTCGACAGATCTTCATCCAAAGATGAGTACATCTGGTCACAGCCATGCTGGTCAAGAAGAAGTCTACTATTTCATTAAAGGTTCAGGTAAAATGGAACTCGATGATAAAACGTTTACAGTCAAAGCTGGTGATGTAGTTCTTATCGAAGACGGCGTATTTCATAGAGTACATGCAGGACCTCGAGGAATTTATTTTGTATGTGTATTTGATGGACGGAGAAATCATTGAGAATAGGATTTACCGCATCAACGTTTGATCTGTTACATGCCGGCCATATCGCCATGTTGAGAGAAGCGAAGTCTCAGTGTGACTATTTAATCTGTGCTCTGCAAGTAGATCCTACGCTTGACCGTAAAGAAAAGAATGCGCCAGTCCAATCGATCGTAGAAAGACAGGCTCAATTGGCTGCGGTAAAATATGTCGATGAAGTACTTATTTATTGTACAGAAGCCGATTTACTTGATATAATAAACATGTATCCAATTAATGTACGGATACTTGGCGAAGAGTATCGTCAAAAAGATTTTACTGGTAAAGACGAGTGTCGTAACCGTGGAATCGAATTATACTTTAACAAGCGAGACCACCGGTTCTCGTCTAGTGATTTGAGGGAGAGAGTAGCAGATGCGAATGTACACCGTAAGTGATATCCGTCGATTCTTTATTGACGAACTAAAAGATGAAGCGTTCACAATTGATAAGACTGGCATGAAAACAATTGAATTGATTGGTGCTTCATTTCTAGCAGATGAGCCATCTATCTTTGGTACTCCCAATCAGGACTATATTGATGATGAGATTGCTTGGTATTATTCTCAGTCAACTAATATCAATGATATCTATCAGTTGCCAAATCATCCGAAAGATAAAGCACCACCAGAAGCTTGGCAATACACTGCAAATAAACACGGTGAAATCAATTCTAATTATGGTTTATTGATTTTTGGGCATAAATATTTTCAGCAGTATGAACTGGCTCTAGATGAGCTACTAACAAATCCAGACAGTCGTCGTGCTACTATGATCTATACACGTCCTTCTATCTGGAGCGAGTACAATGAAAATGATAAAAACGATTTTATTTGTACCAATTCTGTCACCTATTACATTCGTGATAATCTTCTCCATGCGGTTGTTCAAATGCGTTCGAATGATGTAGTGTTCGGTTATAAGAACGATTATGCTTGGCAAGATCATATCGTGAATAAACTGGTAGACGACTTCAATGGTTGCCGCGATCTACACGATCGTGAAGAAATCAGCGCTGGTAGTATTACTTGGCAAGTCCAGAATTTACATGTTTATGAAAGGCATTTCCACCTTGTCAATTGATAAACTCAAACAACTTAAATGGGATGAAAGATATTTGGACTTAGCTGCAGGTATTTCTGGCTGGTCTAAAGACCCGTCACGGAAAATCGGAGCCGTGGCAGTTGGATCAAAGGGCAATGTTCTTGCTCAAGGATTCAATGGGTTTCCTCGAGGTATTGATGATAATGAAGATCTATATAATAACCGAGAGGTAAAATATAAGTATGTTGTTCATGCAGAGATGAATGTCATTTATAATGCTACATATAATGGTGTATCGCTTGATGGTTCGACTCTGTATGTTCACGGCTTACCAGTCTGTAGTGATTGTGCCAAGGGTGTCATACAGGTTGGAATCAAAAGAGTTGTCATGCCAGAACAGTTAATCCCTGAGCATTGGCAACCATCTTGGCAACTAACAAAAACAATGTTTAACGAAGCAGGAGTTTCCTATGACTTTATATAAAGGTAATAACGATACTGGTCCAGTTTTTGAAAAAGGTTATCCTCGGCATGAACCATATGAGGAATACATGATACGCAGAATGAGAGAAGAAGATGAATTAACTAGAAAGTATCCAACGTTCGGTGATGTTCTAGAAATTTGCGACAGGATTGAAGAGAAACTTCTTCTTCTAGAAAAAAGAATGAAAAAAGTAGAAACTGATATTGCTTATAATACAGTCAAATGAAAATTCTCGTAGTCGGACATAGTCCTGGTAGCTCTAAAATTAAATTTAGAGATAAGTCACCTACGATTAAAAGGCTAAACGTATGGCTGGATGCATGTGATGTATATCTATATAGCTTTACTAATCTTCGAGCCTCCAGCGTACGATTTCACCGAAATGATGAAAGTGATGAAATAATGTTACAGGAATGCATTAAGGGTTATAATAAGATTATAACTTTAGGTAAAGAAGTGTCACAATATTTCAAAAAACAAGGCATAAATCACTTCCCGGCTCCGCACCCTTCGCCGTTAAATAGAAAGTTTAATGACAAATCATTTGAACCCAGTGTGATTAACAGTTTACAAACCTATCTAAATAGTATATAATATACAAAATTGAAAAGGATTCGTCATGAAAATACTGATTACTGGTATGAATAAACAGCAGTGCACTGAGAACTTCTACAAAACGTCACAGCTAAAAGTCATGCCATCCCATGTTTCTTTGATTGCATGTCTTCGTGATATGGGTCATGAAGTCGAGCAACGTATTGTCACTATTGGTGAAGATCTAAGTTCCTATGACAAAGTCATTTGCTATATCCATAATCCATCTGGATTTGCAGGCTTTGTCTATAATGGTCTATACACTATCTCTTCTGTAGAAAGTGAACGACTTATTCTTGCGTTTGATGATTGGCAGACGGACAGCATTTATAAAGGTCTAATGGCACTTCAGGATGAGACAAAACTATTCAGAGATTTTGTCAAAAATTCTCATAATCACGTTCCTGATGATGTAGAAAAATATAAAGAAACATTTCTCGAAGCTCTACAGATTATCGAGAGTAAATCAAATCGTATGTTAATCAGTGCATTTGCAGGTGGTAAACTAGATTTATTGATTGACTATCCTGAAGAACTCATGTATGGATTCAATCCAAATCCATATCATATTAATCTGCAATCCAATTTTAATCCTCTCTTTGATGAAAAGCAAAGAGTCTTCAACTATGCTGGTCTGATCCAGGATAAGACAAAGAAATGGATTAAAGATCAAAACATCGGTGATTGGGAACTCAAGAAATATGGTTCTCGTAAAGATGGTCAAGATCGTGTTATCGAACCAGAAATGGTGAATATCTATGGTCAACAATGGGGTATTCTCATGCCAGGTTATTTCCATGCAGGTTCTGGTTGGTGGAGAGCTCGTCCTCTACAGGTAGCAGACGCTGGTTCTATTCTAATCGGTGACTGGAAAGAAATGGTTCTCTATTATGATGACGATGAACTCGCTTCTATCAAGGCGCACGAACTGACCATGATGTCAGACACTCAGCTCGAGGACGTAGCAGCTGCTCAGAAAAAAGCACTATATACTACACACCCGTTGGATAAAGATATCCAGCAGGAAGAGTTAAAAAAGGTATTAACATGAACATTCTAGTAGTAGGTGCAGGTTTTTGTGGAGTAACGGTAGCTCGTTTACTGGCAGAAGCAGGCCACAAGATCACAGTAATTGATGAGAGAGATCACGTTGCAGGTAACGCATATGACTATACGAATCAATATGGTATTCGTGTACACAAATATGGTCCTCATCTCTTTCATACAAACAATAAAAAAGTCTATGATTGGTTAAATCAGTTTACGACTTGGGTTCCGTACAAGCATAAAGTAAAGGCTATCCTTGAAGACGGTCAGTACGTAACTCTTCCAGTCAATAGAGAGACAAAACGGATTGTCGGTGAAGATAAGATTATCGATACGTTCTTTCGACCTTACACATATAAGATGTGGGGTAAGCCAATCGAAGAGCTTGATCCGAGTATTATCAATCGTATTCCGTCTCGAGATGATGATAACGAGTACTATTTCCCTAATGACGAGTATCAGGCTCTACCAAAAAACGGCTATACGGAAATGGTAAAAAATATTCTCGATCACGAAAACATCGCTGTGTTACTTAGTACAAGATTTGATTATGACATGGAGAAAGATTTCGATCACGTATTCAATTCTATGCCGATTGACGTATATTTCGATTATCGTCATGGAGAACTACCGTATCGTTCTATCAAGTTTCATGATGTCACATTGCCTATTCCTAAACTATTACCAACGGGTACAGTTAACTTTACACATGATGGACCATACACGAGAGTAACAGAATGGAAGAACTTGCCAGTGCACGGCACGAATCCTCGCTACACGACTCTAACGTATGAACAGCCTTGTGACTATCGTGAGAACGACAAAGAGAGATACTATCCTGTTAAAGACATCGATGGTAAAAATCGCGAAACATATGAAAAATATAAACAGATGGTAAATCCAAATATGACCTTCATTGGTCGTTGTGGAATGTACGTATACATAGACATGCACCAAGCAATTAACTCTGCTATGTCGACTGCAGAGAAATTTATTCAGGAGAATACAATATGAAAATAGCAATTACCGGCACCGGTGGTTTCATTGGTGGTCACTTGGCCTCGAAATTAGAAAGTGAAGGTCATACTATCATTACATGGGATAGGAAATCTGGTAAGGATATTCATGACTTTGAACTTAATGGAGCAGAGTTTGTTATTCATCTTGCTGCTGATGCAGATGTGCGTCAATCGATTAAAGAACCTGATGTGTATTGGCATAACAACGTAACTCCAACTACTCGTATTCAGAGACTCTGTTATTTTGCAAAAGTGCCACTTCTCTATGCATCTTCTTCTTGTATCCATGCATGGCATCAGTCTCCATATGGTATCAGCAAAAAAGTAAATGAAGAGACTGCTTTTCCTGGTCAGGTAGGTCTTCGATTTACTACAGTCTATGGTGAAGGTGCTCGAGATACAATGTTTGTAGGTAAACTTTTAAGAGGTGAATTGAAATATGCAACAAGGCATATACGCGATTTTATTCATGTCGATGATGTACTTCAGGCAATTGAATGTATCATGCTAAAGATTACAAAACCGCACTTAATACCAGAAAGCACTTTAAAACCGGCATATGATATTGGTACAGGCGAAGGAAATGTTGTACTTGATCTCGCATGTATCATTAATCCAGGAATAGATATACAGTTAGGTGATGATTGTGAAGCACAAGACAACACCGCAGATATTACACACATTAGTGAATTAGGTTTTAAACCGAAAATTAATATTCGGGACTATTTACAATCTCACAAGAATGTGATATAATATATTTTTCAGGAGAGAATAAATGAGTATTATGGATAAACTGAAGAAGAATAGTAAGGTCAAAGAATCTTCTATTCTCGCTGATTCGAAATTTTTTACCGAGAAGGATATGGTAAAGACAGATGTGCCAATGATTAATGTGGCACTATCTGGTTCCGTGGATGGCGGACTTGCGCCAGGACTGACAGTACTAGCTGGCCCATCCAAACACTTTAAGACATCATTCGCTCTAATTATGGCGTCAGCATATCTGAAGCGTTATGATGATGCAGTACTTTTATTCTATGATTCAGAGTTTGGTTCGCCACAGGCTTACTTCGAGAACTTTGATATCGATACGAAAAGAGTACTTCATACTCCTATTACCAATGTTGAGGAACTCAAATTTGATCTCATTGGTCAACTTGAGAACCTCGACCGTGGTGATAAAGTTGTAGTGGTTATTGATTCTGTCGGTAACCTCGCATCAAAGAAAGAGCTTGAAGACGCTATCAATGAAAAGTCTGTAGCAGATATGTCTCGT